GGAGTGGTCATTCTAAATAAACCCTTAAGGGCTTTTGCTCTTGACATATCTGCCACAGACTTTTCATTCATAGCATCAGTTAATTCTTTAATAGATGCAAGGTTACCAATAGAGTCAATAACAATAATGACTTTATCTTTGCGTTCGATATTTTCTAATTGATTAATTAGATCGAACTTCAGTTCTTCTACATTAGTTATTGGACTATGCAGAACTCGAGAAGTATCAATACCGAACGACTTAAAGTATTGTTGCGGGCTACCAAACTCTGAATCATAGAATAACAAAACAGCGTCTTCATACTTATCTAAGTATGCTGCTGCCATTAGCAAAGCAAACGAAGTCTTAAAATGCTTCGATGGTCCTGCTAATACTGTTAGTCCTGAACTCAAACCTCCGTCTGGGTCACCTGATAGTGCAACGTTAATCATTGGAACCGGTGTGGTTACCATATCTTTGCCAGAAAACAATGTAGACTTAGAGAGAACTGATGTCTCTTTAATCCTACTGTTCTTCTGAAGTTTATCCATTATACCCATTGGTACTCCTTCATTATTAAATTAATTATCACCAAAGAATTTTTCAAGCACTAATGTTAAAACAACAATTATAGCTATCCAAAATATATATTCTGAGTATTCACCCATATACATTTACTCCTCTTTCGTTTCTTGTATCTATTATAACACAGTTTTTCCAAAAGTAAATACTAATCCTTTAATAAAAACTTGATTGCTGATTTAGGTTCGTAGTTAGGCATGCTAATATGCTTACCATCATACGACCAGTTTTGAAAGTACTTAACTGATGAACGTTCAATCATACGAGTTACATCTGTAATGTGTTCTTCATATATGTGTGTATCACCAAAGTTCATTGTGATTCTTCCGGGGTTTAATCCGGTTGAAGCTGAAATATGTTTAACATATAGCGCAGCTAATATAAAATCACTTGGCAATCCGACTGCAACATCAACTGAACGTTGAGTCCAAATCATATCTAGCTTGCCGTTTCGTACATAGAACTGATAGTTGAAATGACAACAAGGTAAAGATAAATCATCTAAGTGGGTATGATCCCATAAATTAATGATATGACGTCTACTCATTGGGTCATTTTTAATTGATTCAATTACAGCATCGAGCTGTTCTCTTGGCGGATAGTCTAGGTTTAATGAGCCATCTTCTTTAGCCCATAGCTTCCAGTAAGGACAACCTAATTCTTCAAACTCTTGAACAGTTTTTGCATCTGCTAAGAAACCGCGGAATTCACCCACAATACCTTTAGTGAATATGCGACGTAAACTTAATATGGGTAATCCAATCTTTTCCATATCAAATGTTAAAGACGTACCGAATAATGAAAGAGTGTTACCATTCCTAGTCTCACGCAATTCACCATTGTTTAATACATCTTTTAGTAAGTCTTTGTAGAGGTCATCAATATTCATTTAGCTTTATTCCAGTCAGTAGGGTTATGACCTAATTCAATTAAGAAGGCGAGGTTTGTTACTGCATGATGCAAGTGAGGCTTGCCGCTTTCTGGGTCAGTCACTTCGCCAGCTCGCCAAGCTTCGAGATGTCGATACATAGCTGAGACGTATCGTGATGGGTCATCTACACTTTTCCAGTTATGTGCACTGTATTTATCTGCGCCGAATGTTAATACATCAGCGACAGCTGCGATAAGTGAGGGGGGTACTAAGTCATACTGTAGTTTATTGCCGTCGAACTTTTGGAATTCGTTCATTCAAATCTCCTGTTAATATACATCTATTATAACATGAATTGAGGCAATTGTACATACCTTTCTGATTTATTTTCTCGCAATTGATTGAGTACATCTATAGTAGGTGTTTTGCCAACTATGATGTAAGGGATTAGTTCGCCCTCTTCAAGATTAGGGTCATCAGACCAGAATCTTTGATTCCATAAGTGATTGTAAAAATCATCTTGAGAAAACTTCCATGTAACTATATGAGTTACATTTCCATTTAACATTTGTTTTAATGTATACTTTGATTGATTAATTATTGAAGCACCATTCCCAGCATAGTATTTGAATTCATTGTGGTCTTCACCTTCAGTAGTATCCCATTCCATTCCAGGGTGTAATACTTGATTAGTTGTTTCGGCTTGATGCCATTCAACAAATTCATAACAAGGGCTAACCCGATATTTTGGTGCTAGCTTTTTACAATGCTTTGCAAATTCAGACGTTACCGTATACGAATTCGATTGCACGATTGGCCTCCTTATCGAAGGGTCTTGATTTGTACCAGTTTCCGTTTTCATAATCTATTTCCTTACATAATATAGTGATTTCCTGAGCAGTGATGTTGTACTTTTGTCTTACAGCACTTCCTGCAATTGAAACCATAATGGCATACATCTTGGTATACCAGCCTGTGTCGGTTATTAAGTTATACTCTTTAACCATTTTCTGATTAACAAATGGGCAATCTTTATAGTTGCTCCATGTTATACTAGTGTTTGTCATTTCGTTCTTGCGATGTGCAAGTAACTGCCGACGAATTTCTGGGGGAAGGTGGTCTAATAAACCACCAGCTCTTTCAACGTAATCATGCTTAGCCATAATATCATATGGATTCATTGTTACGGTTTTTGTGTTGCTGAATATAAAGTTGTATGCACCTTCGTATTGGCCTGGAATATAATACATACGACTTAGATCTTTTGTTTGAGGGTCACCAATGTCACCTAACTCTTTATTAAGTGCAAACCAGAAGTGTTTAATTTTATCCTTAGGAACATCATCGCTAAGTGGGAATACTATCCTGAACTTGGGATGCTCTTTAGTGGATGAGGCGGTAGAATATACAATGTGATTCCATTGACCATAGTTGTTATACAACTCATCTTCAAGGTTGCCGTTAAATATATGTTCATCAACATCCACAGCGCACCAACCTGCCCAGCATATCACACTAGCATTAGAACGAGTTGTATCCTCTTCATAAACTGCTGGTGATATTAAGGAAGCTGACTTTTTATTCTTACGAGGTAGAGCCGCTAAGTCAAGAAATAGTTTCTCGAATGAATGCTCATCTACAAAGTCGACTCTCTTGTGAGTTTTGTTATCAAATACTGATTTAAATAATGTAAGGGATTTATTCATTTTTTCTTAAAAATTAATTCATTCTCCATTGTGCCATAAGTTACTGAAATTTTATAGCTACCTTTGTTAGTAGTAAGTTCAATGCCATCAAAGGCTTTGACTTTTTCTTTAGTTTTAGTTTCTAAGTATTTTTTCAGGTCAGTTAAACTACCCCAAGAACGAGTTAAGTGTTTATCCTCTTTGGGTTTTTTCATACTTTTTCTATATTACCTTTCTTCCATGCTGCGAATTGAGTGCACCACTTAGTATGTTCTTCTAAAGTGATTGTGTGTATATCTACACCTTTGTACATTTGTAACCACAAGTCATATGTGATTTTACTTTTGACTATTGTCATTTATGTCTCCCATCATTCGAATATATTCTGAATCTTTTGTGAAGTCAACTAAGTCAATACTACTAACTTGCTCGTTGTAATGAATAGCATCAGGACTCCAGTTAGAATTAATATCAGGGTTATCAGCTAGAATATCAGTCCTTGCTTTGTTTGCCACTTCCATAGCTTGTTTAATAGCTTCTTGAAAACTGTGAGAAATAACACCATGATTATCTGCATGAGATGGGGCTTTCCAATCAGCAGGTTTAATAAGGTCTGGTAAGCCTAATGGGTTTGGACGTTCTGGTTTAATACCAACTTCCTTTGCCATATTTGCTGCCAAGACATTATCCCATGCTTTGTATGGGTCTACACCTAACGCATCCAGTGTACCAATAGCTACAACACAAAGATCAATCAGACCATCTACGATTTCCTCAGCATCTTCTTTAAAGTGAGCATCCTGAGTTTCTTCGAATTCTTCTTCGATAAAATCTAATCTAAAGTCTATAAACTTTTTTAAGTTATACGGACTTGCAGTAGATACCCATTCATGTACACCATACTTTTTGTGCATTACTGCAATATCTTCTACCCAATTTGTGCTCATTATTTTACTCCGATAATTACAAGTGCAACATACCCAGCTGCAGCAATACAAACTATGTATCCTGCGCCATATAAAAACTCTGCTAATTTATTCACCATGTTTTTTCCTTTATTAATTTATACTACTATTATACCATACTTTTTGCAAAAGTACATACCTAACTAAAAAATGATTCAAGGGTCATATGTCTTTCGCTCTTCCATCCAACTGCATCTAACACAGGTTCAATGGCACCTAAGAATGTTTTTTCAAACTGTAGATTGTAATCAACATACTTTTCAAGTTTGAATTGCTCTGGTAAGTAATCAACAAATGCAATAACATTCTCCTTAATAGGATTTGGCTTGACTAAGTATGTGAACTTAACCTTATCACCAGATGTTATCTTCTCAATCTTTCTGCTGAGCTTCTTATCTTTTACTAAGTTGTTATGTAGAATTGCACCACGAATATGAATGGGTGTACCTTTCTTATATATGGTATCTCTATCAGACCACTTAGCAATGTTATTTACTCCACGTGGGAAGCTGACTTCCTCTGGAGATGCTTGCTTGAATGCTATCTTAAAGTTTGCTATGTCACCTTGCACAGTTACCTCATCAGTCTCAATGATTCGTTTGAATATATCTTTGAGTGCTTGACGGCATATAGCGGGAGTGGAGGATTTGATTGCCTCGATGCCCATAATCTTTAACTTAGGTTTGGCATAACGAACACCTTCATTGTCATGCACGTTTAGTATGTATCGCTTCTTTGCTGTCCATATGCCACGGTCAGCAATAACCTCACGACCCATCACCATATGGTTTTGAATACCACCAAGAGTATCATACAATTCAGCATAACATTTGGTGAGAGTATCTTCAAGTGCTGTCGAACATATCTTATCAAGAAAGTCTACAGGATTAGCTGGCTTAAACTGTTTAACCAATTCGTCAAGGGTAACATAGACCGAGTCTGTGTCAATAGCGACAACATAATCTTTATCAGTCTTTAATGTTTTATTGAGGTACGTGTTTAAAGTATTCTCTGCCCAACGAATAGTTGCTTGACCAGTAAGTGTGATACCCTCAGCAATTCTCATGTCAAAGTATCTAAACCATTTGTTACCCATTGCGCCATACAAAGAGTTAAGTAGAATCTTAAGAGCCATCTGTTGGTTCTTAGCGATGGCTATACGTTTTTCAAGTGCATAGACTTCAGACTTTACTGTACATAATTCTAATTCTTGTTCAGCTTTAATTTGTTTTTGTTTATGACCAACACGTTCTGTGTAGATCTCTTGAATGATTGATGGCAATACGCCAAGCTTCTTGGTGCTGAACCGTGTGCCATTGACCGCTAAAGCTGTATCGGGAACAGTGTTTTGTACTTGCCCCGCCAATACAGATTCAACATTGACACCCGGTTCATCGTCCAGCAATATAGTCTCAGGCGACATATTGTATTGCATAATGATAGATGGGTAAAGAGAGTTCAAGTCAAAGGAACATACCCAATCGTGCATTCCGACTTGTGGCTCTTTTACATAACCGCCAGGATATGCACCCTTAAACGATTCTGAATTCATTGGTACAGCAATGTTTTTGCTAGCTAAGTCTCTATAAATAAGAGCATCCCAAATAGCAACAGTGCCAAGTACCTGTTCATAGTTCACACCACCTTTATATGCCATTGTTAGACACAAGGTAATCAAACCAAGTTTATCTTCCATACGATCAATGAGTTCAACGTCTTTGATATTATAATCAATAAACTTTTGATAGTCATTGTCATGTAATTCATTAAGGTCACGCAGTTCACCGAAGTCAAGCTTCTTCTCGCCGAGTACAACATTGGCAATGTGATCTAATCGATATGATTCTTGTGGACCATACGAATAACCGAACTTCTTGAAGATAGCCATATAGTCTAGAATAGCAATACCTTTCAATTCATATTTGATTACTGTTTGTCCGAAGGCAGACTTGGTCTCCCGTGTGTCCACCAGACCCCAAGGGGATAAACGTTTCATAGTAGCTTCACTATTAACTTTAGCTATCCTGTTGACAAGATATGGGATATCAAAGAACTCTACGTTCCATCCAGTAATAACATCAGGAGATGTTGCTTCCATATGAGATACAAACTTATATAATAAATCTTTCTCATCCTGGCATTTCACATAGCGAACCGCATGAGTTTGCATCAATGATTTACTAACATCGTAGTCACCACAACCGAAGGTATGGTAGGTATCATCAATGTTATTCTTAGTAGTGATTGCTGTAATTTCTTGGTCAGCAAGTTCTGGTTCTGGAAAACCATCGCCAGACTTACACTCTATATCAAGAGAGGTAACATT